TTACTCGGCCTCCGATTTTTCGGCCTGCGTTTCCATCTCATCCAGTACCGCTACCAGCTTGGTGTAAGTGCGGATATAGATGTCTTCCTGCTTACCCCTGGCGATACGATGCACGTTGTCGTAGGCCATGCCCGCACGGCGCGCTACCTCTGACAGGTTTTTGCTCCTTAGTCGGGCTTCCAGTGTCTCTAATGGGTTCATGCTATTTGCTCCTTATTTATAGTTGACGGCTATAGTTTAGCCGCTATACTATGAACCTGCAACACACAAAAAACACCAACACCAAGGAGGCGGCAACATGACCCCTATTAGCTACACCGACACCATTGAGCCCGGCCACTATTACACCGATGTATCCAACGAGGTCTATCACTCATTATCTGGCATCAGCAAGTCCGGCCTCGACCTCATCAACCGCAGCCCGGCGCATTACGCCCACCGAGTCGCCCGCGCACCATCGCGTAACATGGAAATAGGCACGGCCATTCACACCGCCCTACTTGAGCCTGAGCGCTTTGCCACTGATTATATGCTGTTGCGCGAGGTTAAAGACCGCCGCACCAGCGCTTATAAGGAAGCTGTTAAGGTGTACGGCAGTGAACGCACCCTGACAGGCCCAGAGGCTGACAAGGTTGCAGGCATGCAAGAAGCGGTGTACGCCAACCCGCACGCCCGCAAGTTGCTGGAATCCGATGGCTGGCGCGAACTGTCGGGCATGGCCAACGATCCTGAGACGGGCGCAACGTGTCGCCATCGCTTTGACCTGCTGACCGTTGACGGTATTGCGGTTGATGTGAAGAAAACGCAGGACGCCCGACCTGAGGCGTTTCAGCGCAGCGTGTATAACTATCGTTACCACGTCCAGGCGGCGTTTTATGCGGATCAATATTACTGGATTACGGGCAATCGGCTTAAGGGCTTTATGTTTTTGGCTATTGAGGAAGAAATGCCGCACGGCGTGCAGGTCTACTACCTTGATGACAGCTCATTGGCCATTGGCCGCGAAGAATACCGCGCCGACCTTGCCCGGTATGCTCGTTGCATCACTGATAGCGACTGGCCAGCGTATGACAGCCGCCCCAGCCTGCTATCACTGCCAGACTGGGTGCTATCACGCTATGAAAACGATCTTGAAGATGGAGGCATTATCTAATGGCAGATGTAGGTTTTGCGATGGAGGCCAAAAGCGACCAGCTTAACGCCCTTGATATCGCCGGGTATGAACCCGTTATCCGTATTCGTGCTGTAAACGTCAACCAGGGCGACCAGCCCGTTGCCATTTACTATGACGGCGACAACAATCGGCCTTGGAAGCCTAGCAAAGGCATGATCCGCATACTCGCTGCTGCGTGGGGTCGTGATAGTGACGCATGGGTTGGCAAGTCCGTGCAGATTTATTGCGACCCGGACGTTATCTATGCAGGCCAAAAGGTCGGAGGTATCCGTATTCGCGCCTTGTCTGATATTGACGAGCGCGGAATGACATTCACAATCACCATTAACCGCAAGAAGCGCGAACCTTACCCGGTTGCATGGCTAGACACGCAGCGCCCGGCCTACCCTGATGACAAGTTTCAGGCTGGCTTGCCCAAGATGATAGAGGCCATGCGGTCTGGCAAGATGACGCTCGACCAGGTCGTAGCGCACTGCCAGAAGACAGGCGACCTGACGCGGGGGCAGCTGGCGCAGCTTGAACAGGGTGCGCCCGTGCATGTTGATGACGATGATATGCCTGACGGCGTTAGCACTGCTGCACAACCAGTAGTAACCACTGAAACCGAAACCGAAACCGAAACCGACACACAAAAGGATGTATTCTAATGGCTAAAATCGGCGTACGAGTCAAGATTGACGTAACCAAGATTGAAAAAGAGCGTCTCTACAAGGGTCAGAAAGGCACTTACCTTGACGCCACCTGCTTTATTGACATCAACGATGAGGATCAATACGGCAACCACGGCTTTATTGCTCAGGATGTTACTAAAGAAGAGCGCGAGGCAGGCACACGCGGGCCAATCGTGGGTAATGTGAAAGTGTTTTACCGCGACGGGTTAGACACGCCACAGCAACCAGCCGCACCCAGCCAACCAGCGCCGGGCAAGGCCATGGATGATATGAGCGACGACATACCTTTCTGACCACCACCATGCCCGGCATTACGCCGGGCTTTATTGCATAGGATAGAACCATGATCCAATTCAAACGACTTAACGACCAAGCGACTTTGCCCACTCGCGCCACCCCTGGCAGCGCTGGCTTTGACCTGTATTGCACCAAGCGTGTCGATTTACCGCCGGGTCAGCGAATGCTGCTACCCACGGGTATTGCAGTAGCGCTGCCGCCAGGCACATGCGGGCAAGTATGGCCACGCTCAGGCATGGCGGCTAAACAGGGCGTGGATCGCCTGGCAGGGCTTGTTGATGCTGATTATCGCGGAGAGTTGCATGTTTCGCTAATCAATCACGGGTTAGATACTGTTGAGTTTCGACCCGGCGACCGGATCGCCCAGCTTGTCGTCGCGCCTGTTTACACCAACTGGCGCGAGGTTGACGAACTGGACGACACCGAGCGCGGCCAGGGCGGGTTTGGTAGCTCAGGACGATAGCCGCACGCTATAACAAGCCCGTCACCGCATAGGAAATTACAATTTTAAGTATCACGCTGGCGGGCTGATAATGATTAAGCCAACCAAGGAGGCACTATGAACGTCATCGACCAAGTTATTACCGACCAATACGCCATCTACCACGCCGATACGGTTGAGGTAGCCCAAGGATTGCCAGACAACAGTATAGGGCATTCTGTCTTCAGTCCGCCGTTTGAGACGTTATTTACCTACTCAAACAGTGACCGCGACCTTGGCAACAGCCGTTCAAGTAATGAGTTCTGGGAGCATTACAGGTTTTTAATTGAGCAACAATACCGCGTCATGATGCCGGGCCGGATCGTTGCCATTCACTGCATGAACTTGCCCACCAGCAAGCAAAACGATGGCTATATCGGCATCCGTGACTTCCGTGGCGAGATCATCCGTGCCTATCAAGCCGCTGGATTTATCTATCATTCCGAGGTCGTCATTTGGAAAGACCCTGTTACCGCCATGCAGCGTACTAAAGCCATGGGCTTGCTGCACAAGACCATAAAGAAAGACAGCGCCATGAGCCGCCAGGGTATCCCTGACACGATGGTTATCATGCGCAAGCCAGGCATTAACGAACTACCAGTTGAAGGCGCGCTAACACACTACACTGGCGATGCGCCGCCCGCTGGGTTCAAGCAAATCGAATATGACGATCACCGTTGCGCTTACGTGCCTCACGCTGACCACAATACGCCTATCGACATTTGGCAGCGGTACGCCAGCCCGGTATGGATGGATATTGACCAAGGCGATACGCTTAATTTTCGCGAAGGCCGTGATAGCGATGACGAGCGCCATATCTGCCCGTTGCAGCTTGGCGTTATTGAGCGCTGCCTGCAACTATGGTCAATGCCTGGCGATACCGTATGGAGCCCGTTTGCGGGCATTGGCAGCGAGGGTTATGTCTCTGTGCGCATGGGCCGTAAGTTTGTTGGCGCAGAGCTCAAGGCGTCATATTTCAACCTGCAAAAACGCAACATGGAGCAGGCCACCAAAGGCCAAGATGATCTGTTTGGCGGGGGTTCGGTATGAGTTACAACGACTTCATTGCAGCCAAGGAGATTAAAACACCTGCCGTTGGCTTTGAGTGTAACGGCGACGCGCTGCCTGGCGCTATGTTCGACCATCAGACCGCTATCGTTAAATGGGCATGTCGCAAAGGGCGTGCCGGTGTTTTTCTGGATACCGGCCTCGGCAAGACGCTACTGCAACTAGCATGGGCAGACCAAGTCCAGCGGCACACTGACGGGTTTGTCATCATCCTGACGCCCTTGGCGGTGGCCAAGCAAACTGAACGCGAGGCCGCAAAGTTCGGCGTTAACGCATCGTTTGCTGAAAGTGCGGATGATATTAGCGAGCCGGGCATCTACATCACCAACTATGAAAAGCTGCACCATTTTGATTGCGGCGTGTTCGCAGGCGTTGTGCTAGACGAGTCTAGTATCCTTAAAGGCATGATGGGCAAAGTTCGCCAGATGATCACCGAGTCATTCAGCAGCACACCTTATCGGCTATCATGTACAGCCACTCCTAGCCCTAATGACTTTATGGAGCTTGGCACTCAGTCCGAGTTCTTGGGCATCATGAGCCAGACCGAGATGCTGGCCATGTATTTTATCCACGACACAGGTGGCGGCACTGGCGACTGGCGCCTAAAGCACCACGGCAAAGCTAAGTTCTGGAAGTGGCTTTCTACTTGGTGCGTGTTTATGCGCAACCCGGCAGATATGGGGCTGCATGCTGATGGGTACGACTTACCACCCATTGAGTATTTCCAGCACACCATCGAGACGACAGCCACCGATGGGCTGTTTGTTGAGCCTGCGCAGTCGCTACAGGAACGCAATGCTGCCAGGCGTGACACCGTAGAGGATCGCTGCCGTAAGGCCGCTGAGATCGTCAACGCGCTAGATGAGCCGTGCGTCGTATGGTGCAACCTCAACAGCGAAAGCGAGCTACTGACTAAGCTGATTGATGGTGCGGTAGAAGTGGCAGGCAGTCATAAGAACGACCATAAAGCGAACGCTATGCTGGCGTTTAGCGATGGCGGTATCAAGTGCCTCGTTACCAAGCCCAAGATTGCCGGGTTCGGCATGAACTGGCAGTCAAGTCGCCATTGTGTTTTTGTCGGACTATCCGACAGCTGGGAGTCCTATTACCAGGCAATTCGCCGCCAGTGGCGTTTTGGCCAGACGAAAACCGTGCAATGCCATATTGTCAGTGCAGATGTGGAAGGGTTAGTTGTCGAGAACATCCGGCGCAAAGATGCCCAGCATGAAGAACTGAGCGCGGCGATGATGTCGCACATGATCGGGTTTATGAAGTCTGAGGTATTTGGCAGCAAGGTTGAAAAAACCGAATACCACGCTGACACCGAAATGACGCTGCCAGGATGGTTGCATAGCGAAAACCTATAACCACCTCGCAATCAATCAGAAATCACAATTAGCCCCATCACCGCATGGGGCTTATAGTTAAGACATACACAGAACGCAGCGGAGACAAAGACATGAG